GCAGCGGTATAAACATAAAGGAGTGTAATAATGAGTGATATGAATATGCAACATGGAGACGAAGCGCAAGATCAAGCACAGCTTGAACCGATCATAACGGTAATCAAACAGATACTTGATAAAATGGCGGCTATGGATGAGGAAATCGACGCGCTCACAAAGCTGGTCAACGAGGAAATCATTGGCGGTATAACCAATCTTTACAACTCGAAACAGCGCATGAGCGGTATATCCTCAATGTCGGAAAAGTACGGCGAGATGGTAAGCCCGTATAAAGATTTTTACGGCGAACTGTCCGGCGGGCGGGACATTTTCGAAGAACTGTATAACGACCTTGACGAAATGAAATCAAAGTCAGAGGACTGGTCAGACGAAAAGGAAGCTGCCCGGGTGCAACAGCTTGCTGATGAATTAAAATCAAGACTTGAACGTATGTCAAGTATTGGAAACAAAGTGCTCGGCGGCTCTTCTGATGCGCTCCCGGATGCGTCTGTGCAAATAGCAGTTGCAACACCGAAAGATGAAAAAGGATCAAGCGACCTGGTTGATAAAATCAGGCGAATGAAATCAAAGGCGGGAGATGTTAGGTTCTAACAGCTCTGATATAAGCAGATAAACAAGGAGAATAAGCAATGCCAGTAACAACTGATGCGGGGCTGTTGACCGTTTTTAAGGAATGGTACACAGATAAAGAAATGGAACAGGTACTTTGGAGAGCGTCTCCTGTACTTCGTGAAATCAAAAAAAACCGGGTAGGCGGTAAGACCTACAATTTCGCGGCAAACTACGGAAGCGGTGGCGCAGCGGCGGGTGACGCTACTGTAGCGGCTACCAATGCGGCAAGCGGAACCAGCAAGTCTGTACAGTTCGCCTGTACTCCCGGGCAGCTGTTTTCTATTTTCAACGTTGGAGCACAGGAAATCCTCTCGTCCGAAAATATTCGCGGCGCGTTCGTACCCGTACCCGTAATCAAGATGTACGATGGTACGGCGGCTTTCCGTCGTCTATTCGCTACCGCGCTTTACGGTCAGGGATTCGGAGAAATCGGAAACGCTGTTGTTGCGACAACCGTTGTCGGTTCGCAGTCCGTTGACTTCGCGCAGTTCTCTACCGTAATCAAACTAGACATCGGATCGGTGTTTCAGGTAACCAATGGAGCAACGCCTGTCAGTACCCTGCGAACTTCGGTCAATACCGTAACCGCAATCAATGGAAACGTTGTAACCTTTACGGCGACCGCTGTTGAAACTTGGGCAGCTACCGACTGGATCGAGATTCAAGGGTGCCGAAACGGTACAACTCCACTCTTGCCCGTAGGATTGACCGCATGGCTCCCGTCGCTCGCAGATCGAACCGGTGGTACGTGGACGACTTACATCGGGACCGCTTTCTATGGCGTTGACCGGTCTGTGTTCCCGGATCGCCTCGCTGGTAACTATATCAAGCGCGTTACCGGTACAGAAAAGTTCTGCGATTGCGTGGTTCGTGCCGTCAAGGCTGTTCGAAATGCCGGCGGGAATCCGACTTGGTTGGTAATCAACCCGGACGATTACGCGTCTATCATGGCCGAAATGAATACGCAGACGACCTACTTTCAGGATACTTCTATCTCTGCAAAAGGTAAGGTCAACGAGATTGCCCGAGGTGTACAGGACACGAAATACATGTTCTCGACTTCTTACGTCGATAAAGTGTATGACGACCCCTACTGCCCGAGGTTCACCGCTTATATCATCGACGAGGAATCAATCGAGTTTGCAATGCTCACCAATGGTGACACTCCGGTTAATGATGGTATCTCCGGCGTTCAGCCAGGTAGCCAGAAGATTGACGGCGTAAGTGCGCCTGATATGAAAGCCAATTCATATGGATTTATTATCGACGACTACGTGACCATTCAGCCGGGTTCGCTCGCGGCTGGTGGGCCGGTGCTTCAGGTTATCCTGCAACTGTACGGAACGTTCGCAATACGCGGGCCCGGACATAACGCAGTTATCAACTTCGTACAGGCAGCCCTGTAATAGACAAGTTATACATATGACTTGGGCGCTCTCCGTAAAAAGGGGGCGCTTTTTTTATTTTGTAATATTTTTAGAAAATCGGGCTTGAAGTGACACTATATATATAGACGGAGAAAACAATATGACAGCGTCGCAATTAATTAAGCGTGCCAGATCGCTTGCCGATGTACCAAACAGCCTATTTGTCACACACGATGATGAAGTTAATTCTTTGTCAGAGTCATGGAAAGACATCTATTCCAAAATAACCGACAGTTCCGATGACTATTTTATCACTGAAGTTATACTTGATACCTCGACGGCGACCAAACTGGGCGACAATGAATGGGAATTGACCATGCCGGCAGATGTTTACAAGATCCGTTTTGTTGATTGGAAGAACTCCGGGCGTTGGGAAAACATGACAAAGTTTAACACCAACAACCGGAACAAGATATACGGACAGCCTCAATACAGATTCAGGGGTGCAAAACTTTGGCTTATCGGAAATTCTCTGCCGGCACAAATCAGAATTGATTATTACCCGCCTCCAATCAAACCAACAGTACCTGAAAAGGCATGGGAATACTTTTTAACAACTCCTCCTTATACTGTATCAGCAAACGTTACCAGCCCTCAATACTTTTCAGTTCCAAACCCTAACTTGACGGATAATACAGATTATCTTTTATACATTTATGGGGGAACTTCAATAAGTCTCGAAAGTGCAATGCTTGCGACATCTTCAACGCTTTACACTTCAACAGGATTGACCAGCGTACTTTATCATACGGGGTATATTTACTGGCTAGAAGGTACAAATCTTTGTAGAAGCTCTACAACATTGACCGGAACGCTTACGAAAGTTGTTCTGGTTGCAAGCGTACAAAACTTTAATATCTCTGGGGAAAATCTTTATTACTATAACGGAACGAATACTTTCAAGGCAAATCTTGACGGTACGAGTCCATCGGTATTTATTACTGGTTTTTCAAAGTATGTTACGATAATCGGGGCAGATACATATTATCTGAATACAACAATATTTAAGAATAGCGTATCAACAGGGACGGCAGCGGTAAGCATAACAACCGACGGGGTAGAATTATATTACCTTACTGCGCTTGGTGTTCTTTATAAAGATGTTGATATATTTGCAACTGGTCTTTTATATGCCGGACAGATTCAAGATAATTTCATAAGCATTATTGATTCAAAATGGAATGTAAATGCAATCAGCGTATTTACTGACACTGACTTTGTTTACCCGGTGAACGAAGCTAATGAAATAATGGCGTATCAGTGCGCTATTGATTTTAGACGCAAGCAGAACGGGGACATTACATTGCTTGCAGCGCGTATAAGTGAAATTGAGAACAGACTTTTATCCGTACTCATGAGGGACGCATACCAGCCGGAACGTCGTTCACCAGAATCCTATGGCTCATACTGGAATTAAGGAATAATAATGTTAGAAATAAATATAAAGCAAAGTATAAACACTGACACGATAAACGAAGATTTTAGAATGTTTGACGAACCCGATACCGGGCTATTGGTCAATACTGGAATTGAGCGTAACGGTGGAATTACCAATCTTTATGAGACAAAAGAAACATACGCGGAAGCCGGGGAACATATAATTACAACCGACGGAAAAAAGATATCGCTTGTCTCTTCGTCAACGGCAGATTATAAAACTGTTAAGATAGATGGAAACGCCGTAGGTCAGGTAAGCTCATACGGGATATCAACCAATATAGAAATAACAGAAGCGGATGACGTATTTTTAACTGACACCGGATACGTAACGTGTTCCTTGGCTGATAGCACTATAACAATTCGTGAATATGATTTAGCACAGACTTTACTTAATACTAGGGCCGTAACCTTTGCGAACCTTTCAAGCGTCCTACAATTATTCACAAGCCTTTCTTTCGTTAAATGGAACGGACAAAAGTATTCAGATTCCCTTGAATGGTCCTTGCGCTTAGGCGACCAGGTTGTCATATTACAGGAAAGTAATCCTAGTATATCGGTTACACAAGCAATTCAAAGCGTGTCGGTAATAGGAACAAACAACATAAACGCTACTATTGTTTATCAAGGACAATTAATTGTTGCCGGAGCCGGTGGGCGTATCGGTTCATATGACGGCGCGAATTGGAAGAACTTCGACGGATCGGGTATTGGCTCTGGATTATATCAAGCAGGAGATGCAAGCTCGGTAATCGGTACAAATGATATCACGACAATGTGTCTATATACTTACGGTTCTTCTACTTCGTTAGTTGTTGCAGGTACAGGCGGGCGTGTTGGTTCGTTTGATGGCTCGGCATGGATTCCGTATACAAGCGGAACAGGGATCGCAAGCTCGACAGTTGTTAGTACAGATAATATATCATGCATGACTCAAATGCAAACATATTTAATAATTTGCGGTAAAAACGGTAAAATGGGATCATGGAACGGATCAGCATGGACTCTATACAACGATGGAACTGCGGGTGCGGTATGTGATAATGCAACTATTGCAGGTACAAGCATAACATCTTGTTATCCTTTTACCGACATAGAAGGAAATAAAACATTAGTATTAGCCGGAACTGGTCAAGTCGGATCAATGAAGATTCAGAGTGGTGTATCATGGAATACAACAACATCAGTAATAACTTCTAATGATTATTGGAAAAAAGTATCTTATGGAAATGGTGTCTGGGTTGCGGTAGCAAATAATACAACTCATTCAGTATATGGTGAGCATTCAATTGCAAGAAGTATAGACAATGGGAAAACATGGGTTACAATAACAACATTGTTGCCGGGTGGTTACGGATGGTCATCGGTAGTATATGGAAATGGTGTATGGATTGCTGTTTCTGATAATGATTTATCAACAGCGAATAGATCAATTGCAGTTAGTTCCGATAAAGGAACTACATGGCAATTTATAAACGGATATGATTATAGATGGATAAATATAGTATATGGCAATGGTATATTTATTGCATTCACTTTAACCGGCGCAGTCTATATAAGCAACGATAACGGTAGTACATGGAATAATACAACAATGCCAGCAGCAGTGTTATGGAATAGTGCGGCTTATGGTAGTGGATCATGGGTTATGGTTTCGGATTCTACTTCTACAACTCAAAGCATAGCAACAAGCTCAAACAATGGGGCATCATGGGGATTAGTATCAACGCCAGTACATACTTACGGATGGAGTACTGTAAGTTGGGGGAATAACCAGTTTGTTGCAACGACAAAAAACCCTAGTTCAACAAATCAGCTAATTGCTTTAAGCAATTCCGGGTCAAGTTGGGCGTTCACAACAAATCCCTTTATGGCAACAGTAAAAGAAATATCTTATGGAAATGGTTCATGGTTGATAACGGTTGATTCTGCAAATGTATGTGCGAGAAGTTTTGACAATGGCGTAACATGGTCAATGTTATCATTGCCATACTATGTTAATAATTATGTTTCATGTTCATACGGAAACGGAACATGGGTTATGTTACTAAGAGGAATGTTTCAAACACATGGAATTATATATTCCAATATTGGCACGTATGCAGCAAAAAATATATGTACTTCTTCCTCTAATCGTTTATACCCAACAAACATCGCTTCTTTTATGGGTGTTGTTCCGATTTACGCTATTATCCAAAAAACAGATACACTTGTATTTGCAGGGGGAGGGGCATCATCATGTATGGTTGGAGCATTCGTAAATAATAATAGCTGGATTGAATATAACTCTGGCTTTGGCTTATCTGACAATAATACATTAATTCCGGGTGTACCTATAACAGAAATGGTCTTGTTTCAGGGATCGATTATTGTTTCCGGTGGTAATAAGATCGCCTGTTTTTATAATGATAATTCAAAGCACGCCGCATCGTCAGGGCTTGCTTTAACAAATAACGGTACAATAGTTGGAAGCTCAACGATAAACTCGTTAACGCCTTACGATGTTTCGCCAACGGTACAAGTATTATTTATAGGTGCAACGGCGGGCGTTCTGAATAACATGGATTCAACGGGCGCGTTTACTCCGTTTTATACAGCAGGTGCAACACAAATAGCAAACCTTCTCGAAGGGTTTAACTCTTTAGGATATCTTTATACCTATAGGTACGAAAACGGCGAGTACGTTATAAATCTTGTAGCAAACTCACTCAATAAAAGCTACACGCTAAACAATTCGACAA